TGTTCTCTTCTCTGGCGTATCAACTCCTGCAACTCTAACTCTTTCTTTCTTGTATAAATCAAACCCAAGATCAATGGTGACATCAATAGTATCCCCGTCAAGAACACGATTAATCTCCGTCACTCGGAAGTTGTAGCAGCTCTTTCTGCTCGGTGGAACCATTGCTCCCATTGTTAAACTCCATAAGTGCACTATTTATAGCGTCAGTAGGGTCAGTCATTTTCTTTTCTCTTTGACCTGCTTTAATATATTCGATTGCTCTGTAAACATTATCCCAATGACTCTCTTCAATTTCTAACTCAAATGCATGTGCAGGAGGATCTGTAACTGGTGCTGTACATCCAACTAATATGAGTGGTATTGCCAAATATTTAATCATTTGGAAAGAAGTGGTCGTATCTCATTATGTAGTATATCACAACTGCAACTGAGATGACAAGTATCAGTATCATCCAAACAATACTCCAAACAACCATTAGATCATAGACATTGCGTGACGTAATTCGTGTGCGTGTTTTAGTTCGTCTTCTGCTATTTCTGCTATCTTCTTATCTTCTGGATGCCATGCACTATACTTAACATAAGTTTCGTAGGCATGCTTTTCAATCTTCATGTTAATATCATAAGCGTTAACAGGATTGATAAGATAGTAAGCAACCATGATCCAATAATAAAGAAGAACAAGATGCTTGGCAAAGAACCTGTCGATCCAATACTTATTTCCTTCCCTAAGTTCCATTTCTTCAAGATGTTCTGTTTCATTAAGTGCCTGATAGAAGTGTTCTTTCATTAAGTAAATATGATCTTCACCTCTTAATCCTAACGACTCTCGAAAATGTAATACACTAATAAATGAGAAGTAAGGTGCTCTTGCAATAACTTCTAATACCCAAAATCTTTGAAAGTCTCTACCTCTGTAGAGAAAGTCTATGATATAGATTGTGGTGTCTAACACCCATGTATTAAATTTTTTCATAACTTTATATCTCTATAAGTATATATACTCAAAGGATTGCTTTTAAGATCCATTCTTTAGAAAGAACAGGATCACCTAACAAATCAAGTTGTAGTCCATCTGCATCTACGAAGATATCGTCTTCCGCTTCCTTTCGACAATGCTGCCAGTAATATGTTCTATCTTCTCTTCGATATAAGTACGA